GTTAATCGCTTTTATACGTCAGGATTGGCCGGTGCTGTATCAGCGTTGGTTCAGCCTATATACCTTAATTCCAGTTCGATCACAGTCGCGGGTTCCATTTCTAAATCTTCCAACGGTACTCTTGCCGGGTTGACGCAGCGTTTTTCGGTGGGCGCGGCTTCTGCCGGGTCCAATGCGTACGGGTCAGCGGTTATTCCCCTGATAGGGCCTAACGGTCAATTTAATTACAGTTCCGTGTGCGGATTTTCCCTTGCGGTCAGCGCGACAGCCTTCGCCAAATTTACTTTTGGCATAGGTCGTGGTCCAAAAACCAACAGAACCGGGTTGACGATGGATTCTTATTCTATGATTCCGGGGAACGAGCTGGCCGTCAACCATGGGGAAATCGTCGATGTTAACATCAATACTCCTTACGATACTGTCCGCAAGGGGTATGAAATCAGAGTAAGGGAAATTTTTTATGTATCGTCCGTTGGACACTGGCAGGTGAAGACGACAACCGTATTTCTTCCGGTAGGCCATAATGAGCTGATGCCGAACGGGCTGAACAGGCTTATTTACATGCAGAGCGGGCTGCCGAGTACAGCAGTGCGGGAGGAAAAGGCGGCTCTTTATATGGAGCTGGGAGGCGGCAGTACCAATACCCTGTTCAAGATAGCTTCTCTCCGCGGCTTCATCGCTTTCGAGGCAGGAACAGGCGTAAGCACCCTGATTATCGACGCGCGCAATGAGAAAACATATGCCCTTTCAGCCGACGCGGGCACAGGCACCAGGCACCTTTATGCCAATGGATTGACCAATCCAACCTATCACGCATTGGAAGCAATGGCCGTCAATGCTATTGAAGCCGAAGAAACGGCTGATTTTGTGGACATTAACATACCTCTCTAATCATGAATAATGCAGAGATACAGATACAGTTTCCCAAGCTGGGCCAGTGGGATGAATTTACCCTGACGCCCATTTATCAGGACGCGTGCGGTTATAGACCTCCGGCCCGCTTTAATCAGGACGATATACCCGCGGATCAGGCTCCGGCCATGGAGGCCGTAGTTGCCGCGCTGGTGGGCATGGGTGAGGACTGGCAGGCGGTGCAGGTGTGGGCGCGGCTGAAAGAGTTTTACGCTCCGGAGGAGGATGACCCCATGCGGACGGCGGAAACCGTAGATTTGACCGTTGAGGCCGTCAATCCGCAGGGCGGGCGCAGGATTTTTACAGCCTCGGACTACCCGGCTTTTATCCTGACCGACCCCGCCGCCGTGGATTTTTTCAAATACTTCACAAGCAAAAACCATGAGTAAATTAAGTGACGAGCAAAAGCAGGCCGCCCTTGAGGCGGGGAAGCAGGGCATGAAAGATGCCTACGAAAAAAGCAAAACTAAAGCCGGCCTGAAGTGGTGGGAACGCCTCTTGTGGGTAGTTTTGGCAGGGGCTGTCTATGCGGTTTCCGCTCTGCTGGGTGGCTGCGGGCACTCCATTGACGTGACGCCGGGCCGAACCGAGGTATGCAAAGACGGCTCCTGCCTCGTCATTGAGCAGGGGCATATCTCCTATTCCCAGGCCCAGCCGGAAACGGACGTTCCGCCCGTCGTGCAAGTCATCCCTTCCAAGAAATAAGGCCATGTGCAAACCCCTTAAAGAATATTTGGCCGTTGTGCGGGAATATAAGGATACGATTGTGATGTTTATCGGCATCGCGGCGTGCGTGTTCGTGTATTGCGATTTCCGCGCCCTTGCCGCTACACAGGCGGAGACGGCCGCCAAAACAGCGGAAATCCTGCGTACCATGGACGGGCGGCTTTCCGCCCTGGAACATCAGAGAGGAGGCCGTAGCGGTGAATAAGCTTCTGAATCCTTCCGTTCTTTTGCCGCTGATGGGGGGCAGCGGCCCGGCGTTTTTGCCGCCTGCGGAGACACGGCTGCAAGCATTGCCGCGTTCTGTTTCCCCATTGCGCGCCTTGTGTTCCTCCGATGTGCGGAACGCTGACCAACTGTAAAGTTTTTCTTACAAGTTCCCTTTAGTTAATAATCAATAGTTTCCGCATGCCTACCCTGTACATACTCATTGTGGACGAACCCGGAAAGGAGCAGTGGATGAAAATTTTTCTTACCGAAAGAGACGCCGCTTTTTTCCTGGCTCAATTTAATGAGTGGCATTTGCATGCCAAGTGTCATTGCTACACCGTGGAAGGCAAGCGGCTTGTGCAACTTATCGACAATCTGAACGAATGAATACTACAGAAAGAAAGATGGCTGCGGCTATCCTCCGGTTTGAAGACAGCCGCGTCACCGGGCCGGATTCCCTGCGCGTTTCCCGCCTTCCCGCCGCCGACAAGGGCGGCAAGTGGGAGATTTGCGGCATTTGCGACGGCATTGAACCGGACGTGTTTAACAGGTTGAAGGCCCTGCTGGATGCCGGAAGGCGTGAAGAGGCCTGGGAAGGTTGTCTCCAGTACGTCCTGGATAATACCGCCGCCGTGCGCTCCTGGCTGGGTTCCGACGCTTTTCCTGGCGTTGAATTCATCCTGCGGGACCATTATTTCAATTCCGGGAGCAGGAATACCGGGAAGATTTTGCAGCGCGCGCTGAATATTCACGGCGCCGGGCTTGTGGTGGACGGGATTGTCGGCCCCAGGACCAGGCAGGAGTTGCAGGACCAGCTGGCCGCCACGGGTGAAGCGGTGTTCCTTATCGCTCTGCAGGAGAAGCGTCAGGCGTTTTACCGCTCGTGTAAGCAGTTTTCCGTGTTCGGGAAGGGTTGGCTGAACCGCTGCGACGATGCGTTCAGCGTGGCGCAGGCTCTCGTTTAATTGTTACCTCACTCCCCTTATGAGCAAGAAAACCCGCAGCCAAAAGGCCGCCAGGAAAACCAAGACCGCCGACTTTGAAATTTTCGAGGATCGTTCCCCCCAGGAGAGAGGGTATCTTGGTTTTTACACCAGCATCACGCCCCGGGTGCTGAAAAATGCCCGCGAGAGCATTCAGACGGGTAATATGCTCGACTTGGAACGAGTATTTCGCTCGATGAAAATCGAATGGCCTCGGCTGCGGGGAAACCTGCGGAAGCTCCGCGAAAAGGTTCAGGCATTGGAACTTACCGTGTCTCCCTGGGCCGAGAAAGGCAAAAAGCCGACACCAACGGCCAGTCGGTACGCGGATCTGGTGGAATCCGCCCTGTATTGCTGCCGGCTTGAACAGGGAAAATGGGAACTGGACCTGAACGGATTGATTGGAGCCCTGGCGGAAGCTCCGGAACGCGGCGTGGGTGTGCTGGAAATCATGTGGAACCCCGGCCATATCCGTGCGCCCCGCGCCTATTGCCCCATTCCATCCACATTTTACAAATGGTCCAGCTACCCGGCTCAAATCGACCGTCTTGTACTATGTCCAGACGGAGTAGGGTGCGGTCCCGAAATGGAATTCCCCCCCAACAAATTCATTGCGTCCCTCAACTGCGACGGGCTTGACCATCCTGTTTACGGCGCCAACCTTCTGGCCCTGGTCGGCTGGTTCGGCGCGGCCAAATTCGGATTATCCTGGTTCATGGAGTTCTGCCAGATATTCGGATCCCCTCTGCGGCATGGAAAAGCATCGGGAACCCTGGCGCAGAAAAAGCTATTTGACCAGATGGTGAAATTCGGACAGACGGGCATCCTTGTAACGGCCCCGGATGCGGACGTGCAATTTCACGACGCCGTCAAGGGAGGCAACCAGCTTCCGCACCTGAACATGATCGAAGAGGCCAACAAGGCATGCGATATTCTGATTTTGGGGCAAACCCTCACCAGTTCCGTTTCCAGCACGGGCGGCAATCGCGCCCTGGGCGAAGTGCACGAAAATACGGAAAACCAGGTTGTTCTAGCCCGCGGGAAATACGTTGCCGGCGTCCTCAATCAGCAACTTGTCCCGGCCATCCTGGAACTTAACCTGGGAAGACGCCCGGAACATCTGCCCGTCATCTCTTTTAAGGACCCGTCCTCCGGAATGAGCTTGGCAAAACTTGACTGGGTGGACAAGGCAACCAGGATTGTTCCCGTCGCTGAAGAACAGGTTTACGACTGGCTTGACATCCCCATGCCCGAAGAAGGGGTGAAGCTCTATCAGCCTCCCTCTTTTGGGAGCGCCGGCTTGGAACCGGGGGAAATGGATGACCTGGACAGGGAATCCCTAGTATATGCGGCGCGTAAAAAAAAACGCTAAAGCACATTGAAGAAATTAACCGGATTGCCTCCCGTGTCGGACGCCAGACGGATCAGGCGGCTTATGAACTGACCTCCGGTGTTGCCGGATTCATGGAAGCCCTTATTGCCTCCGTCGAAGCCGGAGAAGACCTGGAAACAGTCATCCGGTCCGCCCGTGAGCTGGTTCCGGATCTGTGGGACGAGATAGATACATCCCTGCTGGAAGATCGCCTTGTCAAGGTTCAGCATGCCGCTCTTAAAGCCGGCTGGAACTCCATGCGCGAATCAAAAACAACCGCCGAGAAAGAATGACGGGCATGAACATTGAAATTGACATGAGCGGTTTTGACGCCGCACTTGACGATGCCATGAAGATAGCCGCTCTGGAATCCGCGAACCGGGAAAGCGGCGAATACCTGCGGGACTATCTGGCGTCCTGGTACGACGGCAAAGGGCGGGAACACTGGATCAACAATTCTCTTCCTACGCACGGTCCGGGGCGCATGTCGACAGGCTGGTTTTCCAATATTGCCCGTAAATGGTTCCTTTCCTCTGCGGATGCTTCCGGAGCGGTTATCTCCAATCCCGACGAGGACGGATCCCTGCGGCATAAAATAAAGGGAGGGACAATTACGGCCAAAAATGCCGGGGCGTTGACTATTCCCCTTGTTCCGGAGGCCCACGGGCGCCGGACGGCTGATTATCAATCCGAAATCGGGGAATTGTTCACCATCCCCAACAAGAACGCCCTGTTTGAAGCCGTGGACGGCGGGGGAGTGCGTGCGGTGTATGCCCTGCGCCAATCCATCACACAGGACCCCTGGCCGGACGCCATCCCGATCGGCGAAGAACTGATCAGCGCCTATGGCGTCAAGCTCATGGACGTTCTGGCGGCGTCTCTTGATGCCTGAAACACATATCCAGCCCCGACTATTTACGCTTTTCCGTTTCATGCCATGCTTGAGGCATGGATTTTGAATTCAACGTTCCTCTTGCGTTTGGCGACGCTCCGGCCTGTATCGTGTACATGCCGGAGGGGGAACATTTCATCAATGCATCCATTGGAGGACGGCAGAAAGTGATTGTGGACCGCTCCTGCCTGGAGGCTTTGCAGCGGGACCTTGCGTTGAAGCTCACTCAAAACGTGCGGCCCGTCTGTTACTTTGACCACAAGACGGGGCCCGCCTCCTTTATTCCCGCTTCCTTTGACTACATGGACGGCGTGGGCGTCATCCTCAAGGGGGAATGGACGGAAAGCGGCAGGAAATCGGTGTTGGGGCGTGACTACAGCTATTTTTCTCCGGCATTCAGGCTCAACACGGCAACCTGCCGCCCTATAGGTCTTGAACCGGATGACATTGAGGTGGGCTCTCTGGTGAATGACCCGGCCTTTGAGAATATTGCCCGCATTGCGGCCGGCAAGGCCAGACTTGAGAATTTCACGGTTCTTGAACCGGACATGCCTTTGAATGGCGGCGGAGAGGATACCGGTGCTGTTCATGACCAAACAAATAACACACATACAACAATGTACGAACTACTGGTTAAATGCGGTGTCCTCACCAAAGAGGAAGCCGCATCTGATAAGGCCGGCAAGATCGCGGAGGACAAAATCAACGACCTGAAGAAGAAATCCGAGGGCGGCGAGAAGTCCGGAACGGAACTTGAAGCGGCCCGAAAAGAGGCGGAGGACGCCAAAAAGGAAGCGGCCTCCTGCAAGGCGGCCAAGGCCAGGCTGGACGAAACCGAAGCCAAACTGAAAGCGGCGGAAGCCGAGCTTGCCGAGGTGAAAGCCTCCAAGGCGGCTCTTATCGACGCGGAAATTGAAGCCGCCATCAAGGCCGGCAAGATTGCTCCGGAAGATGAAGATGCCAAAGAGGCCCTGAAGACCGCTCTGACGGCCAATATCAAGGCCGGCAAGGCTCTGATCGCCTCCATCAATCCGAACCCCGCTTTTACGACGGTGGTCGCCGGCAAGGCCAATAACGGCAACGGCGGGAATGAGCCTACCGGACGTGACCGCATCATTGAAAACATCAACAGGGAAAAGAACTAAGCCATGTCATTTTTGACTCTACTGGACATTCAGAAACGCAATGGTTCGGCATCCGACATCGGATTGATCGAAGAAGTGGGATGCTCCGCCCCGGAAGTAACGCAGCTTGCTTCCGTGGTGGGCTCCAAAACCATCATCAAAACCTATGTGCGCACCGGTATCCCCCGGGCCCGGTTCCGCCCGGCCAATGCTCCCATCGGATACACGTCCTGCACTTACGAATCAAGGAACGTGGAACTGTTTCCCATTTCCTCCATCGTTTTTGTGGATCATATTACGTTGGAAAGCTCTGACGACGGGGAAGCTGCCGTCCTGGCCGATGAAGCTTCCGGTATTACGGAGGGGGTGTTGCTTTCCCTGGGAGCCCAGGGTTTTTACGGAACGAAAATCGACAAGAACGGCTTTCCCGGGCTTCCCGATTTCATTGACGACACGATGATCATCAGCGCGGACAGCTCCAAGGCCGCCGACAATTACGACGGAACGTCCGTATTTGCCGTTGTGGAGGGTCCCAAAGGCGTGCATTGGCGCTGGGGCCGCGACAAGGGAATTACTCTTGGCACGTTCAAGGATGCGCTTATTCCCGGCAAGGATCCGGAAACGGGCGAGCAGGGCGCCATTCCCGGCAAAGCTGCCGATCTGACCGCCTTTGTCGCCCTGGTCAACAACTCCAAGCTGTCCGCCGCACGCCTGAAAAATATCGGCACCGCTGAAGGAACGACGCTGGATGACGATAAATTGGCGGAACTGCTGGCTTTGTTCCCGGCGGGCGTCCGCGTAACGAAATTCATCATGAACCGCATGGCCCTGGAGCAGCTCCGCAAGAGCCGCAAGGTGGTGAGCGTTTCCGTGGACGGCGGCAAGGCGGGAGGGGATTCCTCCGGATCCGCCCCGATTCCGACCCACGCCCACGGCATCCCGATTTTGGTGACGGACTCCATCGTCAACAACGAAAGCGACCTGTCCTCCATCACGGGCATTTCCCACTGGGGCAAGCATGCGCCGAAAAAAGTGAACAACCGGAAGAACCAATAAAACGGAAAGGAACCTTAGACAGTGAACCCTATCAGACACACCCGCAAGGACGAATTGCTGACGGCCCGGATGAACATGCCGGGCACGGGCAAGACGGCCTATTCCGAAGTGCTGGATGCGGGACAGACGGGCGGCATTGATGAAATGTCCATCGTCATCGAGCACGAAAACCTTCCGTCCCTGGCTGCCGGAAAGAAGATCACGCTGACCCTGGAAGCCTCCGGGGACGGCGATAGCTGGGCCGAGGTGCCGGGGTTCTCCCTGGCTCCCACGGCGGGAGAAGAAGCGGGAGCTCTTGCGAACGGCATCGCC